AAGGCGCTCACCCGGTTTGGCGCCCATTCGTGAGAGGGCACGAGGATGGGGCGCTACCCGGCCGACTCCGGGCTGACATCGAGGAGCAGTTCGTGATCTGGCGCCCCATCCTTGAGGGCATGGTCTCCCTAGAGGCCGTGGAAACCGGGGCCGTTTCATTGGAACGGCTAATGCAACTGAACAGCCTGCTGGATATGCGGGCAGCAATCCAACGAGAGGCAGCAGATGATCGTTCGTGAGCTCGTGACCCGGCTTGGATTCCAGACGGATACAGCGTCGCTCCAGAAGTACGAAGGGGCCGTCGATCAGGTCAAGCGAACCACTGAGAAGGCGGCGTCTGCCATGAAGGCGGCGTTCGCCCTTGTCGGGGTAGCTGGTCTGACTGCATTCGGCCGCAAGCTGGCCGAGGTTGGTGATCGCATCAGCACGATGAAGGATCGCCTGAAGTCGCTGTCACAGGGCGGTGACTTCGATCAGCTGGCCGACCGTGCACGATCACTGGGCGCCGGCATGGACAGCTACATCGATGGCTACATCATGTTGGCTAACGCCACCGACGGTGTGCTGGCCAATCAGCAAGAGGTGACCGAGATCCTGGACACGCTGAACGCCGGCCTGAAGGCATCCGGGGCGGACGCTGGCACAGCCGCCGGCGTGATGCGCCAGTTTGGCCAGGCGCTGGGTTCCGGCACTCTCCGCGGCGACGAGCTCAACAGCATGAACGAGGGCGCTGGCGTCCTGATGCGTGAGCTGGCGCGGGCAATCCTCGGGCCGCAAGGCACGGTTGGAGCCCTCAAGAAGATGGCCGAGCAGGGTAAGCTAACCACCGAGGTTGTGCTGGCCGGCATGCGGAAGATCGGCCCGGGGCTGCGCGCACAGACAGAGGGCATGGGGCGAACGGTTGGCCAGGCCACGCAGGGACTGCGGGACACTATCGACCGTGTGATCGCCCGCTTCGATGCGGCCACGGGTTTCACAAAGCGGCTGGCCGACGGGCTTGACTGGATGTCTCGCTCAATCGAGCGCGGCATCGAGTTCTTCGGCGGCATGGACACTATCGTGACGACGCTGGGTGTCACGCTGGGCGTGATGGCGGTCACGCATCTGCCGGCCGTAGTGACTGGCCTGACGGCTGCCGCCCGGGCCGCATGGGCCTTCATGGCTCCGTTCCTGCCGATGTTGGCGGCCGCGGCTGCCGTTTTTCTGGTGGTGCAGGATCTGTATTCGTGGATCCAGGGCAATGACTCCGTGGCAGGCCGATTGTTTGGTGACTTCAATGAGGTAGCGGACCGGGTGAGGATGCGGATCATGCAGGTCAAGGACTGGGTCGACGAAGTAACGGGCGCTGCCAAGCGGATGTGGCAGCAGGTTACAACTGTGGATGGCTGGAAAGAGATCGCCGGCAATGTGGGTAAGGGCGTCAGTGACGGCGCCAGTGCGATCGGCGGTGCCGTTGGGGGATTCGTGTCCGATACTGCGTCGTCGGCCTGGGCGAGCCTAAAGGAGACCTTCGGCTTCAAGCAAGAGGTCAATGCCACCACGACGATCAACGTTCAGGGCAAGGCGGATCAGGCTACAATCAACGAGATCGGCCGAGTCACGGAGCGATCCGTGAGGGGGGCCGCATCAGAGGCCGCAAAACGATGAACTACGTAATCGATGGAAGGTCGGGGGTCCTGAAGTCATGGGGAACCTTGAATGCCGATATCCGCCTGACGGCAGTGACCTTGTTTGAGGTCAAGGATCAGCGCAAGCTCTCGACATATGCCGGCGCATGGGGCGGCTTCGACGTGATGACCGGCATTGGCCCGACGGAGCGTGTCCTGACGGTCAAGGGCAGGGTGAGCAACGACCTATCCTCCCGGGATGCCACGGCGCGCGTGAGAGCTGTGCTAGACAAACTGATGGAGTCCCAGGAACCCGTAGCCTACATCAGCCCCGTGGCCAGCATCCCGCGTGGAATCCTGACCGGCGTGACCGTCACGCAAGCGGGTGTATCTGCCGTGGACGTGGAGCTGACGATACGGGCAGTGCGAACCGTGGATGCCGAATCTGTGGCCGGAGAGAAAGCGCCGCTCCGCGCCAAGAAGGGCGGCAAGGATACCGGTGGGCCGACTGCATCCAAATCTTCGCTCGCCGGAAGCAATACAAAGACGGCCTCAAAGCCAGCCGCTGACGAGCCAAAGGACAATCGGAGCCTGCTGGCCAAGTTCGCGGATTCGGCGTCTAGCACCCTCGATGGGATATCAAAATGGAAACCGTTCTGACGAGTTATCACACCGTGGATGGACAGCAGCACACTTGGGCGTGGGGCGGGGTTACGTTCCATGCTCGCTGGAACCGTGTGCTCTGGCAGTGGGTTGTTGTCGTACAGCACAAGGGGCGGCGAGCCCTGGGTAATGGGTCGGCCAAGGTTGCCACGGCCTCGATCCAGCACATCGGCGACGGAGTGTTCGAATGCAAGACGTGGTGATCACGCTGGTAGGCGAAGCCGGAAGTTACCGCCTGACAGGTGCTTGCAGCATGATTGAGGTCGTACGAGCCGAGGACGGCAAGGCCTCCGATGTCACGGTCAGGCTGCAGGATGTACCCCGGTCAATCGGCCAGCAGGCTACAGGAGGCGCATACCATACGGTGCGGGTCGAGCATTCGGCGCTTCCGATATCGGCCGATATCGTGACCCTGGACTGGGACGTTGTGCAAGGCGAACTGACCATTAGCGGCGGAGAGGATGCGGCGACCTGGAATACGAAGCGGGTCGCCCTGTCATTCCCTTCGAGTGTGCCACTGTCACAGATAGCCCAGGCCGTGGCTGCTGCCGCAGGTCTCCCCGTAATTGGTGCTGATACGGCAATTCTGCCGACCTGCCCAAGGACGTTTTCCTGCTTGTGGCGAGATGCCATGCGGCAGGTCTTCGGGCGCAAGTGGGCGGTCACAGCAAGCGGGGTCGTGTGCGGGGGTGAGGTAGCCTCTGTCACGATCAACGATCAGACTGCCTATGGAGTCACTGCGGTCAGGCGTGAGCGCCTCGATGACGGATCCGTGACCGTCAAGTCCACGGTCGTCCTCCCCCTCACGCCGTGTGATGTTGGAGCAAAGGTGTCCGGCCTTGTTGGCGAGATCGGTGTGGCAGGCCGGGTAACAAAGGTGACTCACGTGGTAACATGGCACGAATCTCTAACAACCATCGAGGTCGAGCGTGGCTGACGTACAAATCGTGACCGGCAAGATCCGGTCGGTCCAAGGAGCGCTGGCTATCGTAACCCCCGATGGACGGGGGGATGATCAGGCTCCGTGGCCCGATGTACACGACTGTCGAATTCTCACCCTGACCGGATCGGCGGGGTCCGCCTCTTTGACCATGCAGCCCATGGCGGGAGACGAGTGCATCCTCATGTTCGCGGGCGAGGACAAGACTAGCCCATACTGCCTGCCGTGCTCGGTATCAGCTCCCGGTGCCGTGTCGCTGCGACATGGCGTGTGCCATGTCACGGTCGGGCCATCGGCAATCTTTGTGCAGACCAAGGCGGCAACAGTCGCTGTTGGCCAATCGTCTGTATCCGTGACCGCCGGCACCATCAATCTGACGGGCAATGTTGTCGTGTCCGGCAACCTGGCGGTGGCAGGTGTAATGACAAACAGCGGCAAAAATATCGGCGCCGGCCACCGACACTCGAACGGCACGGCGCATGACGGAAACACGGGGGTAGTGGTATGAGAGACTTTCAGCTCAACGCTGACGGCGATCTCGTGGACGGCAACCTTGCTGATGATGACGAGTCCATCGCCCAGTCGTGCAAGATCGCCCTTCAGGCCTGGAAGGGCGAGAGCCCTCTTCAGCCGGAGCGCGGCACGGACTGGCACGCACTGGCCGCCCACGCCCAAGAACAGAATGCCGTATCGGCAGTCATCACCGCCATCGCCCGCGTGCGAGGGGTGTCAACATTCGGCATCACGGGTGTTAGAATTGATCCGGCCACACGGGGGGTCTCCGTGGATGTGCAGATCAACGGAATAGGACAGACGATCGATGTTTGATGTGACACAAGGCGCTCCAAACGTCGCCGATATCCGGCGGCGGCTATCGGAGCGCATCACAGCCACCGTGCCTGACGCGGACACGGGCAGGGACTCGGTTCTTGGTCAGCTTCTGGATATTGTGGCCGAGGAAGCCGCCCTGTCCTACGAATACGCCGAGTACGCCTACCTGCAGAGCAGGTTAGCTACCGCCACCGGCGCCGCCTTGGACGACATCGCGGCCATCGTGAATGTCCAGCGCCGGCGTGGTACACCGCCGTTGTACGCGGCCTTCGTGATCGGCGCTCCGCCCGATGTCATCAAGTTTAGTGACGGCTCCACCGGTCGCATCACCAAGCGCTCGGCCGGCCGGTTCGGTTACCTGCGATCGTCCATCCGGTACCCCGGTGCGGCCGCCAACGAACCGTCGTTGATGTCGTCGATGTCACTGGTGGCTCGCGGTGACATCCTGATCCATCGCGACACCGAGTTTGGCGCCCCGCGTGCGCTGGAAGCCATTGGCGCCACTGACCTGTCGTACGTGGAGTTCGACGTTCAGCCGTCCGATGTTACTGGCGACGGCTGGCAGGTGGTTGCCCCGAATCCGCCGATGCGGTCGAGCGGAAACGTGGACGACGAATCGGACGAATCCCTGCGTGCACGAGTTCGCCCGCAGACACAGCTAGTCGGCGGAACGATCGCAGCCATCGAGGCGGCACTCGCAGCAGAGGGCATGCCGGCCACCGTGCAGGAGTGGCTGGCGCCATCGCTGTCCCCGCAGGGCCAGCCCCCGGGCACCATCACGATTGCATTCCATGGCCCCGTGGAGACGACCAAGGCAGCCCAGGCCATTCGTCGCGCACGCCCCGCTGGCATCCCGACCTGGGCCCCGGAGGCCGGCGGTTACAGGGATGGCATCACCGGGGAACAGTGGATCGTCTCGGCCACTCGCGTCGTGAATATCGTCGTGCAGGGCGTGTCAGTTGTCCCCGGCCAGACCCGCAACAACGCGGCTGCCGAAGCCATCATCCGCCGAGAGGTTGTCAAGCCCGGCATGATCTACGGCCAGAAGGTCGCTGCGATCCTGGCTAACGAACTGCCGTGGCTGCTGGACTGCACGGTTCTGCTCAACAATGCGTCCAGCCTGCCGGCTGACGCCCGATCAACCGAAGTGGGGGCCATCACATGGACCAGCTGACGTGGTTGCAGCAGAGTCTACAGAAGCCCAGACTCTCGGCCGTTGCCCGCACCCTGGCTGAAGTATTCCCTCGCTCCGAGGTGCCACGCGTCGTGATCGGCACCGATGAAGCCAGCAAAGGCATCTACAACAGCGCCTCGAGGAAGTCGGGTGAACACCTCGAGTACCCGGGGTTCATCCTCCGGTACCGCGAGTTCAATGCAGGTGGTAACTACGTGGGGTACGGCTGGGCACGCCCCTACGTAGACCATATCGGCATCCTGGGCGGGCAGGTCACGGTCGCCAATGACGGGTTCTTCACCGGAATCACAAAGAACGTCCATGGGTACGACCCCGCCCAAAATCCGTGGGATCTATACTCGCACCTCCCGGTTACGGGCGCATGGGTTTCAGTGACAGAGGATACCGCGACAGCAGGGCGTCGCGTCATTGGTGACGGTGTCAGTGCGTTCGCCTCCCTTGTGCCGGCATTGAGTGGCCTTCTGATCAACTCCAGCGCCGGTCCGCTGACGGATTCCGATGGTACAATCCTGCTGACCGCGCCACTGACGTTCGAAGAGCCGCTTTCACGAGGGTTCGCGTCACTCCAGTGGCTCACCGAATCCGAAACGAGAAGAGCATAAATGAAGCACTTCGCGCCAACCGACGAGTCGTCGAATCCGGCGAGCAGTCAGTACAACAACCACAGGGAGCCGCCGCGCTCCCTCATGGCCTACGGGTTCATGGGCGCTCGCCCCGGGCGCATCGGCTCCCCTGTGGCGGCCGAATGGTTCAACTGGCTGTTTTCCCAGCTGACCGTGGCAGCACCGTTCTATGTCGAGAAGCCGTCGTCAGGTACCATCGACATCCCGAACCTGTTCCGCTACCGCGTGGATGGCCGGCAGATCATCAAAGCGTTCGAGATCCGCGGCTTCGCAGACGATGGCAGTCTGAGTAATCGCAAGCTGGTGGCCGTACCGAGCTACACGATTGGCTCCGCCGTCACGCCCATCAACGGCGTGACCGTGACCAACAGCATCATCACCATCAACGTCAACACGACGTGCGGCAGCGCGTCTAAGTACGTCACCATTCAACCCATGACGGAGCGTCCGTAAATGGCACTAACCACCACCGAAGAGAATCAGCTGCGCGAGCTGCTGCGACGCGCCAATGCTACACAGAACGGCAAGACCGCCGATCAACTGGACCTGCGTAGCGGCGGAGAATTTGACTTTTTGATCACGTCGAAAGGTAGCAGCATCTCGAGAACTGGTGCCACCGACCTTGGCGTCAAACTGGCAGGCGCGAACATCGGTACCAGCGGAACGAACCTGACGACCGCAAACTCGAATTACAACCACCTGATGACGCGGGATGCCACACGATCCGAGATCACCCGGCTCACGGATTCGCGGATCTCGAGCGCCCAGGGCACGGCCGATTTGGCGGTCACAGCAAACAATGCGACACTGCGGTTCGCTCAGACAACCGAGCAACGCGCGCTGGCGCTCGAGGAGTGGCGAAACAAGGTCATCGATCCGTCCTACAGCAAAAAGGTCGGCGTCATCGGCAACGTGTACAGCGCCAACCCGGTGATGCAGGTCGGCCCACTGAACCTTGGCAGCGATCTCGCCGCCCGGACGTATCGATTCAATTTCCCGCTCAAACCGGACCCGATGATATTTTTCGCCGTGTTCGGGGACTCGGGGTATCCGCGGTACGACCTGATTCGCGAAGGCAATCGCACCGTCGGATTCACCCTGTATCACGCCACCTCCGCTGGCAGGTGGCTCGCCCTTGGCGAACAGGCCTGACACAACGCGTGTGCTAGAATCACAAGGGCCGAGACCTCCGGCTCGTGTCATTTCTACGACAGTGTTCGAAATGGACCTCAACGATTTTCAGCGCCTGGCCACGATCATCACCCCTATCGCACTTGCGTGGGTGGCGGCTATCCAGGCGCGCATCACCAAGCAGTCCGATCAACTCTCCGACCTGGAGCGTCGTGTCATGCAGGCACGCGTTGAGGCTCAGAAGGAGGCGGTCAGCCGCAGCGAGATCGAGCGCCTGTCGGCCCAGATGGGTCAAATGCTGGCCATGATGCGCCAGCAGACCGGGCAGCTGTCGCGCCTCGAGGACCGCATCGAAGGGGGTCGCCGTGGCTAAGCCAAACGACAAGGACTTACAGCGCCTGCAGGGCGTGGACGCGGTGCTGGCGGTGGTGACTCTGAAGGTCATCGAGCGGCACCCCGTGGAGTGCCACGTGACTGAAGGGCTTCGCACAGCAGCTCGCCAGAAGGAACTAGTGGCTCAGGGCAAGTCCAAGACCCTGGATAGTAAACACCTGACCGGCCATGCCGTGGATCTGGTGGTAATGCCTGGCGGCAAACCGGATTGGAGCCCGAAGTCGTACACGGAGCTGGCCAGAACCTTCGCACAGGTGGCGTTGGAGTTCGGGCTGCCTGTGCGCTGGGGCGGTTCCTGGCGCTGGATCAGTGGCCCGAACTGCCACGACTACCCCTTCCTGGCTGCCAAGTTCTTTGACGGCCCTCACTTCGAGATTGAGCGATGAAACTGCTGATTGATGACTGGAAACGGGCATGGCGGCTGCTGAGTGTGCAGGTGGCGGCCATTCTGATTGCACTGGAACTGGCGGGCGACCACCTGCCCGAAATCAAGGAGTACCTGGGTGATGATTACGCCAAGTGGATTGGTCTGGGCATCATCGTGGCTCGCATCATCCGCCAGACGCCTGCCCGTGTGGATGCTGACGCACGCCGTGGCAGCGCTGTGCGGGATGTGGATACTTCATCAGTGGCACGAGGCGAGGAGTGATGCCCAGCATGTGCGGGCTCTCGAGCGGATCCGCCTGGCTGAGCAGCAAGGAATCAGGCGTGCACAGGCTGTTGATCGCAAATACCAAGCTGAGCTTCGTCGTCTTCGTGCTACTGCTGCTGGCCGCACTGGCGGGCTGCACGACCGTAACGCCTCCGGCACCGGTCACACCGTCAGTGCTCCAGGAGGCGCCACCGGATGGCGACTTTCGAATGAGGCTGGAGCATTTCTTCGATCCGAAGCAGACCGGGCCGACGAATTGAAGGCCTGGGCGGACGCCTGTTGGCAGTACGTGCAGCAGAAATAAAAAAGGGGGCCAAAAGCCCCCCTTTCTGCTACCACAATGATCGGTCAATCACACTTCTGTCCGGCTAGATCGAACAGGCTCCGCCCCCAGCGCCGTACATCGGGCGATGGCGATTGGCGCATGGCCTTGGCGATGTCCCGGATCTCTTTGCAGGCACCTGCGTCGCCTCGCGCGACACTGTCCTCGGTAAAGAGAATCTCCCGGGAAGCCTCGTAGCGCTGGACGCCCGTCATCCCTTCCGGGGCGACAAGGTACCGGAACACGTTGTAGGCCCTGGGGGAGAGTCCATGAGGGCGGCAATCAGGCCCGAGGTAGTTGCACCAGTTGGCAGCCACGGCACCCCGGTAGGCGGCTTCGGTGGCGCGCACAGTCGATGCGTGCAGGATGGTCGCCAGGACGATGACGGCGTAGACGATGATGATGCGGATCATGGTTGATCTCCTTCAATAGCCCGTGTCGGACTCGAATGCTGCGATGATGGCCTCGACCGTGCCAGTTAGCGGCATTCCGTTGTAAAGCATGCACGAGGCCTCGACGGAAGAGACGTGCACGCCAGGGATGGCAGCGGCCCACCGAATGAAGTCGCGCTTGTATTGCTCCGGAACCCCAGTGGGAGCCGTGTACGTGCCGGGCAGAAAGCCGTGCGCGTCAGCCAGATCCAGCGCTTCGCCAGTCAGACTCGACAGCCCATCACCCATGAGGAAGGCTTGCCAGTCACGGTTGATGCAGGCCGCAACCCGGCGGGCGAACTCCGGCTCATCGCGATGAATGTCGATCAGCATGGTCAGCTGACCGGCGGCCGTGTCGTCCATGCTGCGAATGGTGGCGGCGGCAACCTCCGGCGGCGACATCAGGCTGATCGTGTTCGGCTTGTTGGCCCACCAGTTACACGACACAACCTCCTCGCCCAGCGTCCACGACTTGGCTGCCAAAAACTCGGGCGACACGATATCCGCCGCCTCTGACAGCCAGTCACGCGGGCACTGGAAATCCGGGTAGCCTTCCGTGTACAACTGCGACTCGGACACGGAGCGGGCCAGCGCCTCGGCGACGATAGGCGAGCGCTCCATGACGGCATACATGACGGACGCGACCTGGCCGATGGGCAGCTTGCCGAGACGAATGGCCCGGATAGCGGACCACGGCATCTGCTGCTCGTGGCTGTCTGTCAACGTGACCCGGCCAAGAATCTCGTCGTAGTGACGCGGCTCTTTGACGTCCAGAATCTGCCGGCCGTTGTTGGTGAAGTGAATCAGTTCCATGGTTTCGTGATCTCCAGAAAGCCCGGTAAAACGCCGGGCATGAGTCGGATACTACGGTAGACGACAGGCGGTTGTCAACACTCGGTCGATTTGAGTGGCATCTTGCACACATGCAGCAGCCACTCGCCAGCGTGGATTGTGACAGGCTCCGTGCCGCGGTTCAGGATGGCCACCCTAACCTCGTTGCCATCCATGATGCCAGTGGTCAGCAGCGTGCACATGTCCAGCCTGCCCAAGCCGCGAAGGAAGGACACCAGCAGTGGCTCATTGGAGCGAAGGCCGGTACTGACCGTCTGGACCTTGCCAGACAGGATCGTGACCGTCTCGGCAGCCGCCAGTCGGGCATGATTTAAGTCGGTGTGATCGCACTTGGCGTCGGGAACGAGTTTTTCGTACATGGTTGAGTACTCCTCAGATATTGGCCATCTCGGCCTCAAAGAAAACCGGCATCACAATGCCCAGGTAGCGGTGAGCCTTCAGGATGGCTCGTGCCTGGGCGGCCGTGTCGCAGGCCAGGGGGTTGATGGCGGCGCCGTTACGAACGAACTGCACCACCGGGGTTTTGCGGCCACGGAAGTCCTGGGTGTAGAGAACGCCATCGTTACCGATGATGGCGCAGAGGGCTTGGGTGGCATAGCCGCGGGCGATTTGACGATTCATGATTTGAGTTCCTTGAGAGTGGGTGAGTCGATGGAGTGAATCCTACGCCTCACCCAGGGCGACGTCAAGACCGTCTGTCGGGCGTGACAAACGGCCTCCGTGCCATCAGATGGTCTTCAACAGGTGCTTACGCTTCTCGCGCACCAGGAAGCGGGACTGACTCCAGCCACCGCAGTCGGAGCAGCGATACCGCCGGTACCGGCCGGCCACAGTGGTCGTAAAGCCGCGGGGCACGACGTTGGCAGAGCCGCAGCGGGGGCAGTGATGGGCTTCCTCTTCACGGCCTACAGACTGCGGCACCAGGCCGGCAAACTGCGGTCCACGGGCCCAGGGCAGCACGTTGTTGAGCAGCTCACACATGGCCTCCACGTCCATGTTGTTGTAGAGCCGCATCTCACGTTCGGCAGCCGGGTTGCGGTTCAGCCATTCGATCCAGAGCTGGAGCCCGGGGAACTTCTCGTGTGATCGCTTGGATCGTGCTTGGTCCTTGGTCAGCCACGCCAGCTTGTAGGACGTCTGGCCGCCGATCTGGCGAGTCATCAGCATCGTGTCCAGGATCTTGGGCTTCGGGAGCGGCGGCAGACCATTGCGATAGAAGGCCCCGTTGACCATCGGCCAGTCGAAGCGGGCTCCGTTGTGGGCGACTACGTGGGTGGCGTCCTTCAGGATCTCCCACAGGTGCGTGATCAGCTGTTTGTCGTCCCGCTGGTTGGCCTGCTCGAAGGTGGATAGGTACTTGGCCTTTTTGACCTTGCCGTACTCCCACTCGGCCCACGAGAACGAGATCAGCGTGGACTCCTGCTGGATGTGATCGATAGTCAGGACCTGCTTGCCAGTGCGCCAGACGTAGGCGACGCACGGGGCGGTTTCGATGTCGAGGGCGATGACCTTCGGGCCATCATGAGGTTTCTTCTGTTGTTTCACTTGGCGTTGTCCAGGATTTGAGCGGCGAGTTGGGCCATCTTCTCGATGCCCCGATCGTTGCGGAAGATGATATCGCCCTTTGCGCGGGTGATGCCAGCTTCAGATGCATGAACGGGCACTGCGAGCATATCGGCGGTTGGCTTGCGGACGATGTTCACGATTGTTCCGCCCAGCGAGCGAATCAGTTCCGCCTCGTTGTCGAACCGGACGTCAGGCACACACACCGTGTGGGCGGTATCGTCCAGCTCGTGCCGCCAGACCCTGAGCCACAGGTCAGGGAGGAGGCTGCGCCCCCACTCCGTACCCAGGGTCTGCATGAGAATGCGAGGGGTCACAGAACCGTCCAGAAAGGCCACAGGGACGTTTTTAGACAGGTCTGATACATCTACCCCAATGGAGGCCAGCATGCGCTTCAGCGGCCCGGCAAAGGGCTTCTCGGCGTATTTCTGACCGCGGAACTCGACGAGCCGGCGGAACTCGCCCGCCAAGGTGGACTTGCCCGACTGTGCGGGGCCTGCGATACCGATGAGGATCATGGGTTGTTTCTCCAGGAAATGGGCCCCGGAGAAGATCCGGGGCAGTGATGCGAATGATCGCCGATGCGCTGCGCGGCGTCAAGCGCCGTTCGTCTGTCGACTCGCGGCCTTGATCCACATAACCAACGACTCGATGGCAAGACGCTTGGCGAGCGGCACGTTCCGGTCACGGTCGTAGTCGGCCTTCGCGCGCAGTATCTTGGTTGTTGCGCTGCCCTTGACGCCGTCACCGCGCCCCGCGACCCTGGTCAGGGTCCAACCATCGGGAATCGCCGGCTTGTCACGATCAATGGCCCTGCCGACCGTGCTGGATGCCTTGAACAGCACCGTGTGTCCGCGATCGGTCCGCAGCACGTGGTAGACGTCTTGGCGCGGAGCGTGCTTCTTGTGGGACCTCCTGACCGCATCCTGCACGCCGGGGCTGGCCGGCCGGGGCTTTGTCGTGCCAGCGGCAATCACCCTCCCCCAGGCGTCTGCTGAACCGGTGGCGAATGCCGACGCCTCGGCATAGGACTTCGCACGATCTGCAGCCACGTCCTTCGCCACGCCAACCGGAACGTCGGTCGCATTCAGCCATCCATGCACACGGCGGCGCAGGGATCGCAGCAGCTCGCCGTCACTGCGCTTGGCTGACGGATTGGGGCACGGCTTCGCCTTGGTTGCGATCAGCGATCGGTTGACGCCTTCCAGAGTATGCGGCCACAGGTTCAGCAGAACCGCGTGCCATCCGATCGGCAGATTGTTGGATGCGGTCACGTACTTGCTGGCCGGCACGGTGGAGTCGTGGAGCACGGCCGTTGGAACGAACACGGGAGTGGTGAGCAGAACGGGGTCTTGACTACTGGTCATTGCATTGCCTCCGGCGGGCGAGTTTCGACACCCTGATAGTACCCGGGTCATGAGGTGGCGTCAACCAAATTAGTAATCTATCCCCCCCAAAAATGCAATTAGTCCTATCTCCCCCTTCTATAGAAGGACATATAAAAAGTAGGTATTTCCATACCTTTGACCTCACAAGGGGGAGATAGGACTAATTCGTAGAATGGCTTGTAGAGCCAATCTTGAGATAGACGATTAGTGATCACAAATTACTAATTCTATCTCACCCCGTTTATCTGGGGAAATTAGTGATTCATTTGACCCTACTGGCGGTAGGGGTATTTACTGGCAAAAAAAGAGCCCGAAATCGGGCTCTGGAGGGCTGTGGATAACCTGTGGATAACCTGTCTCAGAACAGCTCGCCGGTGGCGTCTTCCAGAGTATCCTCGGGCAGCGTGATTACCTCCTCGGGCAGTGTGATCGGACCGTCTGCAACCCCTGTGTCAACCTCCGTGACGGCGCCGCCGCCCCAGTCCGGTGAGCCATCCAGGTTGTGCCTGGTAGGCCGGAGCGGGCTCGGGAATCCCGCCCGAGTCTCCGGAGGCAACGGCTCCTGAGGAGGTGTGTCCGGCATCACCAGCAGCATGGCGCCACCGGCCTTCAGGTCGCCGCCCAGCTCCTGCTTCATGTAGGCCAGCAGGTCCTTGCCGTACCGACCCGAGACGTGGATGGCAATCAGCTCGGCGGCCGAATCAGGTTCGGAGGACTCCTTTTCGACACGGTACATCAGGGCGCCCGTGTCCATGTCGTGGTACTGGGTCACGCGACAGGAACCGTGTGCCGGATCGCCGGGCTCGCCCGTGACCGGCCCGGATGCATCAGCCCAGGTGATCATGACCGCACCCCCTGTGCACGCCCACGCATAGCCAGAGAGGCCACAGCAAGAGCCTTGGCGGCCTCACGGCCCTTCGGGTAGATGGCCTCCACGGCAACCACCAGATTGCCGTTCCTACCCCGCGTGGCAGCGAACACACGGCCCTTGACCGTGAAGACCAAGACCAGGCCGCAGGCGGCTTTGATCAGCATCTGGCCGGCATCTGACCGGCTCTTGCCCTTGAGGTCATAGGCGTTCAGAACATCCGGCAGACACTGGGCCGGGGCGTTTTCGTGGATCATGGTTGTAACTCCTGCTCAGGGTTGATTGTCTCGTGCCGTAGCGCCAATCGCCTGGCACAGAGGGTATGCTACGCGGACCCCGGGGTTCCGTCAAATCGACCCGACGAACGGCGGGCAACAAAAACCCGGCACTGAGGCCGGGTTTCGAGGCGATATTCACGCCAGTGATGGTTTATCCAATGGCTTTGGACGCGACTCCGTGAACCTCTTTCAGTAGCTCCAGCAAACGCAGAGCCTCGCCCTTGTTACTGGTCACGGACAGCCTGTGATAGCCACTGCCGTGAACGTAGACCAGGTAGTTCCCGTCAAGTGACAGGGCGAACAGCAGGCGAGAACCCGTGTGCGTGCCGTAGTCCTCCAGTGGCTTCGCCCCCGCTGCGTAGACCTCAATGGCGGCCAGGTCCCGCTTGTGGGCGACGGCGCCCGGGTAGGTGATGATGGTGTTCATTGTCGCCCCCTCGTTCAGTTCTTGCTATTGAAGGCTTGATGGATTACCTTCCAGAAGCCGTAGGCCTCTTTGATCTCGGAGCTGTCTTCGGACAGCTTGACTTTATGATGGCCCGCGTTGACGTAGTGGGCAAACCAGATTCCGTCGAGCGTCAGACCAAGTGTCAGGATTCCGTCATCGAGGCAGTCAAGTACTTCGATGGCTTCGGAGTTGCGAACCATGGCCTTGATGGCATTGATGGTCTCGTTTCGGTTCTCGGATCCGGGGCGGCTGATTATGGTGTGCATGGCATTACTCCGTGTAGAGGTTTGATTGGGTGAGAAAGTCGTACTTATCGACGATGGCTGAGTAGGAGTCATCCAGCCAGAGCTTGAGGTTGTCGGCTCGCTCAACCGTGCAGACGTAGGCGCCGTGCTCGGTGGCGAAACGGGCGATGACGACTCCGTTTGTGAATTCGCGAGTCTCCAGGAGGGTGGCCTTGGTCAGGATCTCGCAGGCTTCCCCGCGTTGTGCGGGGCGGTCTTGAGAGGCGATGATGGTAAACATGATTGGGCTCCTTGGGTTGAGCCACGGGAACTCCCGAGGCGTGAGAGTATTGTGTCAGTTACTGCGGGGGCGTGTCAATCTCAGTCGACGAGTGGTAGGTCATGTCGGATCGACGGGGAATTTCCTTACCCAAGCCGCAGGTCACCACCAACGACTCGCGGCCGTACGAGGAGATGCGATCTCCGCCAACCTCTTCGTGGAGGTCGTCCAGGAAGCCCCGGCACATCGCCTCCGTTCCGTCGTAGAAAACTTCTCCGAGGCGCTGGTAGTTCTCAACTGGCTTGAATCCAGCCAATTCGATGATGTACATGTTGATGGTCGGGGCCGAGTAGTGAACCACATGGTATCCGTATTCCATGGCCGAACTCCTGAAAGAGCCCGGAGCCGAAGCCCCGGGCGAGGCACTCACTTGCTGACGTTGACTGTCAGATTGACTTGCGGGCGCAAGCACACGTCGCACTGAGGCTTGGGCTGAGGCTTGGGCTGAGGCTTCCGCTTCGGCTGCGGCTTGACCTTCGGCAGTTCCGCTTGCTTCGGCACAATCTCGTAGGCAACGCACTCCTGCACACGGATTGTGGTCACCATGCGCTGCAGGGCGCCGCCACGGGACGCACCGATGGAGCCGCCGGCGCCGCCGCTGCCATTGGCACCAAAGGCCAAGGCGCCGGACGTTGACACGGTTAGCACCGTGGTGGTCTCGTGGACCTTGTGGCCGATCAGCTGGGTCAGCTGACCGGGAATCACTTCCACACGGCGGTACGGCTCATCCAGGTCCGGGGCAAGCCATTGGTTCTCACCGAGCGGGACATTGGAGTTCCACATCAGGCCAATCACACGGCCGCTGACGTCGGTGCTCATCACCTTCTGGCGTGGGCCGCAGTAGGGGTCCGCCACACGGCTGATCTCGGCCGAAGGGGCCACCATCGCTGCGGCGGGCACCGTGACCGGCTGAATGTACAGGGACTTGTTGTTGTAGCTGTATCCGCCAGTAGCCAGCGAGGTTTGTGGGGCGACGTTCACGCCGCCAACAGAGCCGCCCGTGGCCGTTTGCCCCTGCTGCTGCCCCTGCTGCTGCTGTGCATGGGCCTCCGGGTTGACGCCGTTAACCGAGGCCACCGGGGCGTTGCTCGTGTTGGTGGTGCGGTTGTCCGAGTTGGTCTTGCAGGCGTTGACGCCCACGCAGTCGGCTCCAGGCGTGTTGGTGGCGTAGGCCGATCCGGCAATCAGAGCCAGGGACAGGGCGAGGATGGTTTTGTTCATGGTGTTGCTCCTTTCGGGTTTTGCCTCGTTCGTGAGGCGATGAGTGAATGATGTCTCAGGTTGGTACCCGGGGGCAAGTCCGGGCCGACGAACGGTCACATTTGTTTGATCAAGTCCGGGCGGAAGCCTTCCCAGTACCGGTGGTTCTCGCCGTCGAAGACTTCGACCACCGGCATGGTCCGGAACCCGCATTCACGTAGGGTCTGCTGCAGCGTCAGGTTGTTGTCGACGTCAGAGACTTCGTAGTCCAGGCCGGCGCGATCCATGGCCTTCTTCGTGGCTTCGCAGGCCGGGCAGTTCGGTTTTGTGAAGACGGTGATTTGCATGATGAGCTCCTTACGAATTGGCTTGACAAGACGCCAAGCCGTGCTATTGATTAGAAGTCCAGGGCGTCGACGACTCGGTGGTCTTGGCCGATCGCTTCGGACAAGCGAGCTGCCTCGCGTTCGGCGGCTTCCTTGCTGTGGAACCCCGTGGATTCGTAACCTTGATTGTCGATGACTGCGTAGCGCCCCCACTCAAGTTCGAACTCCTCGTCCCTTGTATTGGTCACAAGGACACGGGCCTTGCCGTCGAAGGCGGTCACGTTGCCGTCAGATCCAAACCGGATATTCGAGTATCCGCGTTGCTCCATCAGCGTACGAGCAGCGGCCTTCTGGGTTTCTGTAATCATGATTTGCATTTCCTTTGAGGCTTGTTGACTGCGCCAGTGCTGTCAATGAGGTGAATACTACGCGCCATCCGCGCCCATGTCAACACCTGCCCGTTTCCAGAAAACAAAAAGAGGCCAGACGGCCCCCTTTTGCCCGACAGGCGGTCGATTACACCACCGTCAACCCCTCCGCCCGGCGTGTGACGCCACCGATGTCGGCGTCCATGTCGTCGGTCATCAACGACAGGGGCCCGTTCGTGGCGGTCACGGCCAGTGTCATTCGGCCGCAGGACTTGTTGCCCAGCAGCTCCGTGCCACGCATCTCGACCGAGACGCCCAGAACCTCGTCAGCGGCGTACCGCTTGCCGTAGGTGCTTTGCTTGTCGCCAACCTTTGCCCAGGATTGGTCCACAGCGATGTTGGCCACCCGGTACGGGCCGGTCAGCATGTTGTCCCTCACCTCGGTGGACTGTGCGTCGTTGCCGATGTACACGTGGGCCTGGGCCGTAGTGCCGACCGCCAGCGTGACCGTGTTACCCAAGAAGGCGATGTCCTTCGTCCCGCAGTAGGCTTGCAAGCACCCCTGCCCCTCAGCGACGGCCGAGTACAGATGGTTGCCCGTCACATCCACAGTGGAGGTCCCGTAGGCCGTGTGCACGCCACTGGACTTGAAGTCGATGATCTGGTTGCCTGCGACCTCGCCGTTGGTCACGGAGTCCTGCATGGACACGCCACGCATGTTGCCAGTGATGACACAGCCCTCTACCCTGAACCCATCAACGGCCGAGAGATTGATCCCGTAGTAGCCGCCCTGAATGAAACAGTCCTTCAGGTACACCCCCTTGGCCCAGGTCCGCACCCCTACGGGTGTCTTCGTTGCCTGGTAGTGGGTCCGCTGGTTGTTGAGCAGCGTGCCAGCCACCTCCACGCAGGAGATCCCGGCACCGCCGGTCGGCTGGCTCCGCTCATCAGCCATAATGAAGGTGCAGCACTTGGCCTCCAGGCTGGCCTCCAGGCCGCCGCTACCCGCCGTGCCAGAAGCCTTCACACTGACGCAACGAGATCTTCCCTCCGGCACTTTGTAGTTCCCGGCCACACGGCTGTTCCAGGCACCAGGGTAGATCGGCTCGCCAGCGAACAGGCACCCTTCCAGGATGAGCTTGCCCTCGCAGGCGTAGGCGTACAGCAGCGCCTCCATCTGGGCGGTCTCTGTGCCCTTCAGGATGAACACCGTGTTTTTGAACTTCAGGTCGTTCTTGCGGTCACGAGGCAGCAGGCCGGCCCGGGCCGTAGCCGTCGGCTCGATGACGATCACGCCGCCCACGATGCCAACCGTGTTGTCGTGGATCACCAGCTGCTGACCCTTGATGTGGAAGAGCTGCCCGGTCAGGTCAAACGTCGTGCCCGGCCTGGCTAGCTCGAACTGGTCGCGCAGAATAGTAACCGACTGCGGGGCATCCAGCTTCCACGTGTTGTGGCCACCTACTGCCCGGACAAGACCTGAGGTATCGCGGGGCCTCGGAGTCAAAGCCTGTGTCGGCTTCAGCTCCATCAGTCCACTGGGGACCGTGCTTTGATACGGCATTGGTTTACATCCTTTAACGGTTTTTGAGGGATGAGCACCACTCATCGAAGCGCTCGATTGTTACATCTCCGCCAATTTTACCCCGGATGATCGAGGCGAGCTGCGGTAGCAGGTGACCGTACTGGCAACCAACCCCCGCCGCCGTACAGGCCCTGGTCATGATTGCCTGGTCTACCTCGATACCGACTACGAGGCGCCGCATGATACCGCGCAGCTGCCCCGTGGTTGTGACGGGCCACCACACATCGGCAACCGGCGGTTGATCCTTCGGCAGGGACAGCTTGGCGTACTGGCCGGAGGTGTCGATGTTGGCTACGATGGCCTTCGTTCCGTTGGTCATCACGTGATTGACCATGTCCCCGGCCCCCCTCCATGGAATTCCAAGCTTCGGTGCCCACTTGTCCGTGACGAGGAGGCTGATCTTGTCGGTCCATGAGATGCGGCACCACTGGCGGCCATTCTTGTCCAGTACGATGCGAGCCGCCTTCGTTGTCGGCAGCAGGCAAGGCACGTTCCCTACCATCTTCCGCTGTGCGTGCACGGTCATCGGGGGCTCGGCGTTGGCCACGACGTGTTCTGACTTCGTTCGAATCTCGAACGTGTAACCGCATACGTCGCACTGACGAGCCGATGCGTGGCAGCCTGTCTCGCACACGGGGCAGTACTTCTTGATGGCCTCACCGGCGCCTTTGACCTTCCGACCCGGGATCTTTGGATTGTCGATCGGGCCACAGCGGCTGGTGTTGTCCGTGTAGTCCAGCACGAGGCAGTCAACCTTGTTCGGGTGGGTACGGGTGCCGCGGCCAAGGATCTGAACCCAGAGGGCCGAGCTCTTCGTGGGGCGGAAGCAGGCCAGCACATCGATGTCAGGGACGTCGAACCCGGTCGTGAGGGCGGACACACTGACCATCCAGCGGAAGGCGTTCTTGTTCCGGAAGACGTCAATCAGGGCCTTCCGCTCACCCTTCGGGGTTTCGCCCGTCACGATGGCGCAGGTCTCGCCAAGCCCCCTCAGTAGTTCGACGATCATCTGGGCGCACCGAACCGTGGGAGCAAACACGATGCCCTTCTTCCTCCCCTCTGCGTCCCTGACCATCTGCGGAACCAGATTGGGCAACAGCGGCTCCACCCTGTGCGAGGCGTCTCCTTCTGAGTAGTCGCCATTTGAGGCCAGCTTGACGCCCTCCATGTCGATCACGGACGCGGGGCCGGCAACCAGGGGCGACAGATAGCCGTCACCTAGCAGGCGGGCGAACGCCTCCGGAGTGCCGGCCGAGTAGATCTCGTCCTCAAACACGCCAGCACCGATCAGAGGGCCATCCATCCGCCACGGCGTGGCAGACATGCCAATCAGCTGGACGCCCGGGTTCACCTGTCTGATACCCGCCAGCAGCTGGCTGTACATAGTCTTTGCGTCACTGCTTACCAGGTGGCACTCATCGATGATTACCCGGTCAAACCGGCCAGCCTGCGCGGCGTAGCGGAACGCGGAGCCGACCGAGCACACCACGGCCTGCCTGGCCCAGTCCCTTTTGCCTATCGACGCCGATACGATGCCGACGGGCCGGCCAATCAGGCGCTCGATCGCAGCGCCGTTCTGGCTAACCAGGTCCCCATTGTGGATGGCGTTCAGCACTCTGCCGCCATGGCCCAGCGTATCCGCCACGGCCTGGGCGATGACGATGCTCTTCCCTGCCCCGGTGGGCAGGTTGACGACGCCGGCACGGCCGGTGTATTCCCGGATGGCGTCAATGGCTTCTTGTTGGTACCAGCGCAGTTCCATAATGAGCGCCTACCTCCTTACTTGATCGGAGCGTAATTGTGGCACAGTTCATCACCCATGCCAATGCCGCACGTCACCACTCCGTTGCCGCCAAACACCGCGTGCACACAGGTGCGGCACGATGCAATTGGCTCACCCTCCTTGTGACAGAAGACCTTGTGGTCACAGAACTTACACCGAAAGTCCGTGCTCACCAGCTTCGGCGGGATCAGGCCGTGAGTGATGTCCGTGGCCAGGTTGAGGAACTCCACCGGCTCACCCGAGTACTCCACGAGGTAGACCTGGATGGCGTCCGTGTCCTTGCACGAGGCCAGATACAGGGCTTGCTTCAGCCCCAGACCGTGCATGCCGCACTGCATCTGGGCCAAGTGCTCCGGCTTGATCTGACCGTCCTTGTCCAGCTTGTCCCAGGCCTTCCTATTCATTGTCTTGAACTCAAGCACGGCCAGGGCGCCGTCCTGTAGCCGGATGACGCCGTCTACAGAGCCATGCAGGTCACCGGTCTTATACGAGATCTGGTCGCCGGCCTTCGAGATCAGCTTCAGGGTGAAGCCGGCCACCTGCAGGCAGGCGGCCAGCCTGGCTTCCTCCATGTGACCGCGATTGAAGAGCCGGACCATCCGGCCGTTGCCGGCGGCGGCATCGGGGCTGACCTTCCGGTACGAGAGGGCGACAGCCCGCGGACACTCCTTGCCGATCACGCTGGCACCCAGGTGGTTCCGCACACGGTTGGTCTCGTCCTTCCAGTCGGTGCAACGCTCGAGCCACTGTGCCTGGGCCCGTCTCCAGGCGGCAGGGTCAGCGGCCACGGCTTCATCGATCTCCTTCTCTATGTCCGGGCAGCGCCGTGGCTGCTGAGGCAGGACTTCGTCAAACATATCAGCCACCTTGAAACGAAAGGACCCGGAGTGCCGGGCCAAAACTGTGTCAGGCATTGACCTTCAGAAACTCGGCGCACTGTACTAGCGCTGCCCGCTTTGTGAGCCAGTAGTCAACACCGATGGTTGCTTTGTGTCGACACACGGTTGGAAAGGACCCTTCCGGGGTCTCGTAGGCAGCAAAGTAGCCACCCTGTGTCCGGCCTTCCGCGATCAGCTTCGATCGGGACCGGATCCTGGCCGCCTCAAGGGCGGCCAGAGTGTCATCGTTGAACATCTGGCCTACCTCCTATCAGAACGGGATGTCGTCGTCCTGTACGACGAATCGTTCCGGGGCTTGCTTCGCGGCTGGCTTGGAGGTCTGGTTTTGTGCTGGCCGCGGTGCAGCGCCTTCGGCAGGACCAATGGGGCGGAAGACCGGACGCTCGACACCGCCGCTACCTTCTTCGATCTTTACCCAGGCTTTCACGCGAAGTCCGATCATTGCTTCAGGTCCGAAGGCCTTGGCGCCGCTGTACTTCAGGATCAGGGCCAAGTTCCGCTGAGCAATCTGAGCGGCGGTGGACTTACCATCACCGTGCCCAACCAACAGGGTCCAGAAGCCAGACTCTCCGCTGTCGGCCCGCACACGGAGGCTCAGCGTCGGATAACCAGCCTTGGCCGGCTTTATTTCGGCGTGCTTGACGGTCAGGTCATACTCACCGGGTTCGGTGAAGTCGATGTACCCGCCGACGTGAGATTCGTTTTCGGCGGCTGCTGCGTTTTGGGTTTTGGCGGAGTTGGCGACTGCCCAGAAATCGAAAGCCATGGTAATGCTCCTTCAGGAAGTTGGCCCTGATCGTGATTGATCTTGAAGTGGCCGTTGGTGTGATTGAATTTTGATGCTTTATTACTGCCTTGTCAAGCCGCCGTCTGTCGGCTCACTTGAGAATTTCGAGGAAGGCCGGGATGTCCTGCTTCGCGCCTTCCAGGCCCCCAGCCTCGTTGATTCCCAGCAGAGCCAGGATGATGACGATGCTCAGGCCTACGATACCACCGGTGTTGGGTTCTTTCATGGTGCTTGCTCCAGGTGTTGCGTTGATCGATGGGTGTATTCTGAGCCAGTCAGAACCGGCCGTCAAGACCGTTCGTCGGTTGGAAGACCGGATCAGCGGTCTGGTCGTACTGTTTGAACATGTAGCCGCAGTAACCCCTCTCCATCCAGGCACTGGCGGGGCGACCCCTCCGTGCCAGACGTACCGTTCACGATGGCCCAGTAGCCGTAGGCCTGACCCGTGCACATGGCTTCGGACTGGGCCTTGTTGGTCTCGGTCTGGTGGCGGAAGGTCTCAACCGTGTCGGCCAGGCAGCGCTC